GCTCGCGCGGGTCGACGACCGGACTGTGCCCGGACGGGAAGATAAAGACCTGTCCGGCGCCGTCCGGCAGCGGCTCCTCGCCGAGCCGCGCGCGCCACTCATCGACGCGCAGCGCCCAGGGCGCGACCTTACCAACCTCCAGCTCGTAGTCGCGATCAGCGTCGATCGGCGAGACGTAGGCCAGCACGAGCCGGTCGTCATACTCGGGGACGAGACGCTCCTGGATGTGCGCGCGGATGAAGTCTAGGCGCGGGACAATTAAATTCTTCTTGAACAGGTAGTCGCTTGCGTCAATCGTTGCGCGGTTGCTGTTCTCGATGATGCCGAGTTCCTCCGGCGGCATCCCAAACGTCTGGATAATGATGTCGCGCTCGTGCTTGCGCAGCTCCGTCAGCTGCAGCTCCTGGAAGTTCTGGCCGAACTCATAGACGCCGAGCTTGCGACTCGCGAAGAACGGCAGCGCCGCGCGCCAGAAGCCTTGGTGCTCAGCCCGCCAGCGCTCGGCGAGCCGCTGCGCGTTCTCGACGTTGATGACCGCCGCGTCGCTCTTCGTCTCCTCCGGCCACACGATCATGTCCGGCCGCGCGCGATTGACGAACGTCATCCGCACGTGGCGCGCCGCGAACTCGTCGGTTTCCAGCTCATCAGCGAGCGCGCGTGCGAACCCGGTCCCGCGGCCGTACGGGTTCGCCGGATCGGGGTCACAAAACCAGAGAATCTCTGTGTCTGGGATGTCACCGTGCCAGGCTGAGAACGCGACCGTGTAGTAGCGCTGGCTCGGTGTCGGCGTCGCTTGGATCCAATGCGGCGGCAGCGGCCAAAACGAGACCGGCGCGCCGAGACCGTTCCGCTCCTTGATCCAGAAGCTCTCACCGACGATGTCAATGTGGAGCTGCGTCGTGCGGAGCAGCGACGGGCCGACCATGAAGTTGTTCGCACTCGCAAGCCCGTCGAGTAGGAGATGCTGCAGTACCGGCTTAAGCCGGCCCGTTGCGGAGGCCTCACGGACGAGCCGGTTTAGGCCGCGCTGGATAATCCGCTCGCGCTTCCCCGAGGTTGGCGCATAGAGTTCCCACTGCGTCGCGGCGACCGTCTGCGCGATCCGCTGCGTCACGGCGCGGAGCCACGGCATCGTGCCGTAGCCGTCAAGCGACTCGCGAACCGATCGGCGCGGCGGCGCGCCACCGGCCGGGTAGAGGCCCGGCATGAGCCCGTACGCATCCGTCGCGGCCGTCTCCGTGAACAGGCCGACGACGGCGCGGCCGAGACGGCGGAGGCGATCGCGCACCGGGAGGCTCGGCATAGACTTAGAGCTGAGAGGAAGTGCCGCCTAATTATAAGCCCGGCCGCGGAATTTACTAGCGCAAAGTTTACCTGCCCGGCCAGTAGACGCCGTCACGCGCGATCCGTTCCAGCACGACGCGCTCGGCTTCAGCCGTCCGCGCGGCCTCGCGGGCCAGCAATTCGTCAGCACTCAGCGCACTATCCGGCGCGGGCTCGCCGGTCGAGAGCTCAATGTCGGTAGCCGTCGCGACGCCGGTCAGCTCGTTGAACGCGCCGGCGGCCGCGTCAACCTGGTCCTTCAGCGCGCCGACCGGGAACAGCTCGATCTCGCCGAGGAAGTCCTCGACCCAGGCCGGCGGCGGCAGCGGATCGCCGGCCGGTGTCGTCGGCACAAGCAGGCGGACGTTCCCGCTCGCGGTCGTCCCCGGATCGGCCTGCGAGCGCAGCGGCCGGGCGCGCGTCACCTTGTCGCCGGTCGACGGCCGGCCGACATAGGCATAGCCAGCGAGCCTGCGCTTGCGCGAGCGCACGACGGCCTTACCTGCCGAGCCAGGCTCCTGCTCCTCGACGATCCGCACGGACGGCCCGTCGATCGTCGCGGTCGTCGCCATGACGTCATCGACGCCCTGGTCCTCCCACCGCCCGACGCGCACGTCCGTGATGATGAACAGGCCAGACGCCGTCCGGCACATCTTCACGCCAGCCGTCCGCGCGCCGTCGCCGTCGGCCGTGCCGGCGACGTCCCAGTAGCGCACCCACGCGATCACGTCGGCCGGCAGGCGCCCGATCGGCTGGAACCACTCGCGCCTGAACATCAGGCCGCCGGCCGGTGCCGGGCGCTGCTGGAACTGGCCGGCATCGCCCCATGTGCCCTCACGATAGGTCGCGCGGACGCGGTCGGCCGGCCACATCTCCGGCCAGAGCAGCGCACCGGGCTGCCCCTCGCGCGGGTCGCGCCAGCCGGTCGCAGTCGGCCCGACCATGCGCTTCGGTTCCCAGCGCATCGGCAGGCACAGGTGTGCGACGCCCGGCATCCGCTCCAGGAAGTGCGCGCTGAGATCCCGCTCGTGCAGCCGCTGCATCAGCAGGACCGTCCACGCGTCAAGCGTCGCGCCGCGCGTCGAGAGCCCGTAGTCGAAGAAGTCGGTGGCCTGCCGGACGTCCGCGTCCGAGAGCAGCTGCGCATGCGTGTTGTGCGGATCGTCGATGATCTTGCCGTGCGGGTGCTCGCCCACGACGCGGCCCCCGATCGATGTCCCAATACGCCAGCCGCCGGCTGTCGTGTTGAAGCGCGTTTTCTGATTCTGATCGTCCGATAGGATCACCGTCGGCCACCGGCGGTGGAACGCCTCACTCTCGATGATCGCGCGCATGCGCAGGTTATCACGCGTCGAGAGCGTCTGGTCAAAGCTCACGCAGAGAAACCGCTTCGACGCGTCACGTGCCCAGATCCACGCCGGGAACATCACCGAGACGACGATCGACTTCGAGCAGCCGGGCGGCTCGTTAATGAGAAGGTTCTTGATCTGGCCGCGCGCGACGGCTTCGAGAAACTCGCACTTGGCGCCGATGTGCCAGTTGTCCCGGAACAGCTGGTGCGTCTCGACGAGCGGCCATGCCCAGCGGATAAACGCGTGCAGGCTCCGCTCACAGGCACGGCGGTCCTTCTCCTCCAGGACGAGCGCAAGCTGGCGGCGGGCCTCGGCGCGTGGATCGACGGGCCGATCGTTATCCACCGAGCGGCCCTGACAGGCGCATGGCGCGGCGCGGCTTCGTCGCGGGTTCGGACGCCCCGTCATCGTCAGCGCGGTCGGCGACCAGGCGAAGCCGGCAGCCAAACAACTCGACGAGCATGTTGCTGTTCGCCGAGTTGCTAGCAATGAACGCGGGGCTTGCGCGCGCGGCGGAGTCGGTCCATGTGACGTTCGCGATTGTTGATGTCGACATTACCGGCCAACCTCCTCTTTGCCTAAAGGGACGGGGATGCGCCT